TAGTCAACGTTACCGCGGTCCCCGGCAGCGTCGTGTACGGTGCCCGCAGCAACGCTGCACGCAACGCTCCCAGGCATGGACGCAATGCCGCCATTCGACGTCACGACGCCGCCTTTGGAGATGATGCAGCGGTTGCCGGTGGCGCCTGTACCGTTGTAGAGCATCCCGCCGAACGACGCTGAGCCGCCCCACGCTGCAAAAATAAATCCGCTGCCCCACGCCGGCGTATTGGACGTGTTGATCGTATTCGCGCCGGTATTCTCCATGTGACCCTGGTTAGTCACACTCAGCGCGGCCCCGATGCTGGCCGTGTAGAATATCGTTGCGCCCAGGTACACGTACGCTCCGCTACTGGAGCCTATGCCGATCCCGGCGGGGTACAGGCCCGTCGGCGTCGACGAGATCGCGTCAATCTGCATTGGGCAGCTAACTATAACTTGTGCGCCGCCCGATACGTACATGCCGTAGTTGGCGTTTGTGCCGCCGGCAAGTTCGAAACCCCCAACACTAATCACCCCGCCACCTGTCGGAAAAGTGATCTGGATGTCCGCGTTGACTACGGTGGACGGCGATATTTTTACATTGGTCGGAGTTCCGCAGTCTCCGAGGTAGGAAATCGGGCCGCCGACGAACGTACCGCCAACGATACTTAGTAACTGACCCGCCGTACTGATGGTACATGGAGGCGAACCGCACGTGTGCTGAATGGTGGCGGACCCGCCACCGAATGAGTTCACGTCGACACTGGACCCGATCAGAAGCGCCGCCCGGTTCGCTGTCTGCACCGCACAGCTCGCGGGCAGCGCGGAACCTGCTGCGTTGGTCAATCCGTCGCAACTATCGCTTCCGTCAGGTCGTACGTAGAAACGCGCCGCGCCGGTTAGCTTCCAGCGATCGTACACCGCCGTAGCCCACGAACTGCCGTTGCCGGAAGCAAGTAAACTCTGACCAGGGTACAGGATAGTCGGAACGCCCGCGACACTGATAGTCTTGCTCGTGCCCTCCGTCTCCACGTTCTTAAAAACGAACGTGCACGGGTTAGCGTAGCTGCCGGCCGTGGCAACCGTTACCGTGTACCGCCCGCCCGTGAGCGGGAAAGACGCTCCGCAATCCTGACTGACCGGGGAGTACGCCGCCGTCTTTGAAAGCGTAACCGTTGCCTGCGAAGGCGTGCAGTCGAGCGGTATCGCGGCCGACGCAGTCGGGTTGCACTTAACCGTGTTCGCAGGCATCTGCGCCATGCCACCATTCGCCAGCGCCTGGAAGCTTGGGTCCGTACTCGCCCCGTTGCTGGTAAACGGCTGCCCCGCTGTACCTGGCGCGGCGCTGTTGAACCCCGTGTTGCCGCCACCGAGACCGATAGGTACTGAATGAACCGGAACCTGCCATTGAGCACAGGCTGGCGAGATCGCGAGCAGCGAAACGACGAAGGTAAGGCAGCGAAAATTCATGGTGCTATCACCCAAGCATTGAGGTCTGGAGACGGTTGGAGCGCGAAGCCGGCAAGACTGTCAGCGGTGGACCGGAGCTGCCACGAAGCGCGTTGCATGATCGTGGACCCGTCTGGCGAGGCTACCGTGATCGTGTGCGCAATGACCCCGGTGGAGAAGTCGACGATTTGCAGCCTGCGACCAATCGCCCACTGCGCAGCGAGGTTCGGGAGTGTGAGTATCGTAGCCGCGGGCGCGACGCGCTGGACCGCCAGCAGCGTAGTTCCGACCAAAATAGCGGTGGACGCCGCGCTAGCCGACTGAAACGAATAGTTTGCACCCCCGGCGAACAGCGCGGCCCATAACGAAGGCGTCGCGAGCTGGTAGGCGCCGACCGCGGCGTTCCACAAGTACAGCACGCCCTCTGCGGTCCACGTAGGCACCGCAGGCTTAAACCATGCCGTCGACGACTGGTTGACGATCGGCGCGGCTTGACCGATCGACAGAGTTATGAGCCCCGCACGTGCCAGCGCTGCGACAGTGAAGTCCAGCCCCGGCATGCTGGCAATCTGCTCGCCTGCGGCACCGTTCCGCAGCAACGCCATGAAATCCGTAACGGGGTTGTAGCTCAAAATTCGAACCCCTCACAATCAAGCCCGAAAACAGAGGCCGTCCCGCCCACTATCGCGTGCAGGGCCAAATCAAACCAGTACGCGGTGCCTGGCGTCAGCCCCGTTATGACACCGCTGATGGACGCGGGAAACGACACGTTTGCGTTGCTCACGCCGCCGCCCGCGCTGTGAACCGAGCCAACCGCGGTTCCGGTTACGGCGGCGCCCGCGGTCGGAGCCGTCCCCGTGCCGAAGCGCAACTGAAACGACACAGCGTCATTCGCGGTATTGTTCTGCGCAGCACCTTCAAAAACCACGTGCACCCTAGTGCCAGATGCTGGGGTGATTTTGCACGTCCCGCCCGCGCCGCCCATGACATCCGTCGTGCTGGAGGTGGACAGCGTGCCTGCGCTGGCCTGCAACACCTGTCCCGTACCTGCTGTAGTCGAAATCGTCGCGTTAGTAGTGCCAGTGATAGCTATGCCCGATCCTGCCGTCAGCACCGACGCGATGTTCACGCCCTGAATGGTTGTCGCGTTCGTCCATTGCGCCATCTGGTTCGCTGTGGGTGTACCAGTGGCCGCTGGAACGCACGTCGCAGCCGACACCGCCGTAATCAGCCCTTTGGCATTGGCGGTAATGGTCACGCACTGCGTTGTGGACCCGAAGGACCCGACGTTCGCATTGACGGTGGGTAGCGTAAGCACGCCTGCGGCTGATATGGCGCCGTCGCCCGTGATCGTACGGCAAACCGGGTCCGTGCCGCTCCCGCCGATTGCGATCTGGCCCGAGGCGCATAGTAACGACGTGTAGCCCGTAACACCCGCACCCTTGCCGATTGCGAAAGCGTGGTTTGTAACCGTGCCTGCGCTCTGCGCATACGCGGCGGTTATGGACGCAAACGCAAAAAGAACACCGAGTAGCTTTTTCATGCCGCGTAGCCTCCTGGTACCGGACGGAACAGTACGCTGCCGCCGTCACTCGCAATCGTCCACGGGCCGGTAATGCCGTTCGGAAACACGTCGCTTCCGGTTCGCTGCACCAAAATATTATTGGTCCCGGCTAGGTTTGCCCAGTCCAGAACCAACACTGGCGCGATCTTGGTTGACGCTGCGGGCAGCACCAGGGTCACTGGAGCGCCGACGTTCAGCACGCGCAGAATGGTCGTACTGGTGTTGATGCCGGATGGCCCTGCTATCGCCACGTCTTGCACAACTGGAGTGGCCCCCGTTATCGCGGCCAAGAAAGACGACCACAGCGCAGGCGAGGCAACTTGGTAGGCAGACGTTGACGCGTTCCAGAGGTACAGCACGCCCTCTACCGCCCATGACGGCACCGCGGGCTTGAACCACGCTGTTGTGATCTGGTTCGAAGCTGGCGCTAACTGCCCTACAGAAAGCGAAATCATGCCGGCTCGCGCCAGCGCAGCCACAACAAAGTCAAGCCCCGGCATGGCTTCCAAACGCTCCCCGCCTGCGGTGTTCCGCAAGAGCGCGAGGAAATCGTTTTGCGGTGCGTAAGCCATTAATTTTTGCTCGCGATGATAACGTCTATGTACGACAACGACAGGTTGACGGAGTGAGCGTGCGAGCCGTCGCCACCAGTGTTACTGATGGTGAATGCCTCCGAAATACCGAAGGCGCCGCCGCCACCAATGCCCCCGCCACTGTCACCGTAAATAGGTGTGTTCCCGCGCCCGCCTACGCCGTGGCCGTGAGATGGCATCGTGCCCGTGGTGATCGTAGTGCTACCTACGGTCGTCTGCGCAAATATTGTGCTGAACGGACTTGCTGCAGTAACGCCAACGGCACCCGACGTCACGCGCAGCCCATAGTCGTTGACGGCGGTTTGCTTGGTCCAGCCTGTCGGGGCCGCCGACTGCTGAAAAATCATCACGGTCCCCGAGGGAAACTCCGCCGTGCGAACAACCCATGCCGGATCTGTTCCGGGGCCTCCGGTGCCCAGTATCTGATTTGCCGCACCCGGCGGCAGCTCCGCCCACGCAGCCGCGCCCCGATACAGCAGAGAGCCGCGCGTAGGGCCGAACACGGCATCCAGCAGCCCAGTGACAGTGTCCCACGCAGGGATGCCCGCAACCGATGCCAAAACGGCGTTCGCGGGTCCGATCGGGAGCGCCTGCCACAACGCCGCGCCGCGGTAAACTATGAAGCCTTGCGTATTGCCGAAAGTGTTATCGAGCGACGTGCTCGTGATGACGTCCGTCGTGCCCGGTATGGGCGTGGACGGCCACGCACCGAGCGCTTTCGGCCCGTACGCACCGAAAGGTGCGTCAGTGCGAAACGAGTAGTCGCCGTTGTTGCCTACGGTGTTGAGCGGTGCACCGCCGGCAGCCGTCCACCACGAAACGCCGTTCTGCCCTGCCGAGGCATCCAAAAACTGTAAAAATAGCCCCGGCGTGGCGGCGAGGTAGGACGTCGTGACCTTGTCCCACAGCCGGAATGCACCTTCGGCCGAATAGCTGGGGACTGCAGCTTGCAACCATGCCGTCGTTGACTGGTTGGCAACCGGCTGCGTTGCGGACACGGACACGCTGACGATGCCGGCACGCGCCAGCGCGGCGATAATCAGATCGAGCGCGGGCATTTCGCCTTTGACGACGTTGCCGCCCGTCGCGCGCCAGATGCCCAGAAAATCCGTGACAGGGTTGTACGTCATATCGAGTGACTATCCTCCGCCGTATACAGAGGATTAAGCGTGACGGCCACCGCAACCGGGCTTGTGGGCCACGCGCCGGCAGCCTTCGGCCCAAAAATCGAGGGCTGCAAACCGTAATTCGGATAGCCGCCCCACAGCGCGCAGTAGTCGCCGTCAATACCGACGTCGTTCGTCGGCGGGTACGCGCTCCACCACTTCAAACGCGCCTGGTATGTGACGGGCACGACGAACAGCGAGTGGCCCCACGGATCGACGTCGCCCGCGTTGTCATTCGATCGCTTGGTGTAGAGGTTGAACGCCTGAACGTCTAGGTACAGGTCGCCGACAACGCCGGCTTGCGGCACGGGCGGGCCTAGCCCGCGCAGGACGGAGCCGAATTGCTTCGCCTGGAAGTAGATCCCGCCTTGAATTGTGCCGTTGTCAAAACCTGAAACCGGAACCTCCTATATCGCGTGGCTGTCTTCAGCGGTATAGAGCGCGTTCAGTGCGAGGGCGATGTTCGCGGGTCCTGACTGCAAGCCGAGTTGCGTGACCGGGTCCCCCGCGTTCGCGGTGACGGGCACGGGCAGAATATATTCGTCCAGGAGGCCGACAACGATGAGCTGCGTTGACGAACTGTCAGCGATCGCGGAGCCCTCGTCACTCAACCCGATCGGCAGCACCGTGCCGGCGCCCGCAACCGCAATCGACGTGTTTGGCCCGTTGCCGTTCTCTGGCCAGCTTGTCGCTTGCTTCGGCCCGTAAATCGAGGGCTGCAAGCCGTAGTTGGTCCAGCCGGCCCACAGCAGGCAATAGTCGCCCGCAATGCCGACGTCGTCAGTGGGCGCGTACGCATTGAACCACTTCAGCGACGTACGGTACGTTGCCGGGACGACGAAAATATAATGGCCCCACGGGTCCACGTCCCCGCCGCTGTCGTTCGATCGCTTCGAAAATAGCTGCCACGTCTGTACGTCGACATAGATGTCGCCAACGACACCCGCCTGCGGCACGGGCGGCCCGAAGCCGCGCAGGATCGAACCGAATTGCTTCGCCTGAAAGAATACGCCGCCTTGCGAGGTTCCGTTGTCGAAGCCGGACATTTACGTTGGTGCCCCTGTGTCTCCGGTGCGCGTGATCTGCAGCGCCATCGCGACGCCCGTACCGTCTCCGTTGTTGATGTTGGCGATCCGCAACCGCATCCAGCCCGCACGCGGCACGCGGCGCGAGGTAGCGACAACCAGGTTCTGCCACTGATCGACCGGCCACGCGGACGCATCCGGGTCCCCGCCGACCATTTTCAATTCGAGCAGGATCTGAACTTCCGGGCTGATCGGCGACGGTGTGACCTTACTAGCCGCCGCGTTCGTGAAAACAATAGACGCGCGGGCAACGTTGACCGCGACCGTGTCGCCTTTGTTCACAGGCAGCCAGCCGGTCGCGCCACCAACGAAGTCGGCGTACACCGTATCCTGCTGCGCGTTGATGCGCGTCGCGGAGCCGCCCTGGCGGTAGAACATTTATTTGTGCTCGCCGTGATAGCCTGCCGTACGGAACTTGCTTTTCTTCGGTGCCGGCCAGCCCGGCGCGGTCGCCGTGATCGGATTGCGCTTTTTCATGCCGCATTTCCGCGTCGCCGTCATGAGCGAAGCCTTGCGGCCCTCTTCGATCTTGGCGCCCTTTGATGCCGACGTCTTCATGCTACTTGCCCTTGCCGCCGAACCCGCCGTGACCGCCGAAACTCACGCCGTCGTCGGCGCCAGTCCCATGTTTCGCCTTGGCCAGCCGGCGGTTGCCGTCGTCAGTGTCCGCGACCGCGCCGGGGTAGCGCTTCAAGGCGCCTTCGGGCACCGCCCCGCGGCCCTTGAACGTCGTGGCCGGCGGCCCGAACTCATTCGGCACGCAGGCGTTGCTGGTGCCCGGCTTGAAGCCAGTGCGGTGGCCTTTGAAAGTGGCGCTCATCGTTTCTTACCTCGCTTCGGTTGCTTGACCTTGTCCGGCAACGTTGCTGCAAGACATAGCGCCTGCCCAGGCCGCAGCATGCCGGCGGTCTCCATGCGCTTGGCAATGAAGTACGTCGCCGGGCTGATGTTCACGGAGTTGCCGGGAACACCAACCTTTGCTTTGGTGGGCAGGCCGTCCGCCATGCGTTACCCGTGATCGCTAAGGCGCGTGTCTTCGGCAGCAACGGCCGCGGTGATTTCCTCCGCCGTGCTCTTGGGAGCGTAGCCCCCTGGCGGGTAGCTGCGCGGGCTGTAGCCGGCCGCAACGTACTCTGCGACAGTCGGGCCGTCGGTGCGCAAGTCCGCCTTCGCAGCCGCGTCTGAGCCGAACGGGAAGGCAGCCGACGCCTTGGCCTGCTCATCACGCAGCAACTTGAGGTGCGCGGCGTCCGCATCCTTGGTTTTTTGCGCCGCGGCGTCCAGATCCGCCTTGATTTGCGCGCCAACGTCGTCGCCGGGCTTGATTTCGGCGATGGGTTGCGGTGCGGCGGGCTTCTCCAAATCGGTATCGGCGTCCGGGTGCGCCACGGCATCGGCCAGACGCCC